AGCAGCATTAGCAGCACCTACAACTCCACCTCTAACTAAACCATCGTCGAATTTAGTCATTCGAAAACGGTTAAAGCCGCTATCAACTGTATTGATATCAACTTTTTGGTATGGCTGGCCACTGTCGCCTCCACCTGGTCGATCCTTTCCGTACTTAAGTGATTTTAAATCAGTCTTAAGGTCTATTAAAGGCATTACTTAGGTTTGTTATCTGAATATTTGAAATTTGGTTTAAACTTATCTTTAGTTTCACCAATGTCTAAGCGAGATGGTTGAGGTTTCGGACCTACACCGCTAATAGTTCTCCAAGTTACATCAGGCTTACCGTCTGTTGAGTAATTTAAATGTAATGAATCTGGTGGAACTGGGTTAACTCCGAATTGTTGTGGTTTATTACCACCTAAACCTAAAATGCTTGATTTTAATTTGTCTAATAATCCCATGATTGTGTGTTTAATATAAATATTTAATTATTATGCCATTTTATATGAGCCTTGTACTAGCGTTGATCCTACTTTTTTACTATCCATATTAATTGATGTATCTTTACTGTATAATCTATCAACCGCGGCTTTAACTTCATTTATTGCTGATATCATTGGTGTTAAATCGATTTGAGGCATTGAATTACCACTTCCGCCACCTAAATCTGTACCAGCAATTACCGTATCTTTATCGTTTAATTTAATAGCGCCTTCTGGTGATAATAAAGTACGTTTACCATATCCAGGATCTATCATGTCGTCTGCTGTTAATGCATATAGACCACCAACAACAGCAGCAGCAGCTGATAGTCCTAATAAGGCTTTAAGAGGATTAGCTAAAGCATATGCGGCCGCTATTCCTATCTGTGTTGTTAGTTCTTGACCTTTTAAAAGATTTAGTGCCATTTGACCAGTTATTTGACCCCCCATAGCTGCTGTTTTAGCAGCCATAATTCCTGCTGTAATACCTTCAAAAACAGCCATACTTTTAGTTATTGCTAAAGAAGCTAATTGTATACCTTTTATAGTTAAAAATAACCCAGTAATTACTTGTAAAGGACCAGCTAAAAATGATAATGCCGATCCTAATTTATTTACAATATTTAAAGCTCCACTTAACATATCTAAGAAACCACCTAAAGGACCAGCTAACAAATTACCAACAATGCTTTGTAATTTTTCTATAGCAGCATTAAATTTATCTTGTACTGATTGTCTTTCAAGGGCTTGTGCTGCTTCTTCTTCAGTTATTTGGGCTAATGATTTACCACTAGCGATTGCTTCTTCCCTTTTTCTTAATGTGTTAGCTAATTCATCGGTAGTCATTCCAACAGATTCAGCTAATGCTCTCTGTTGCAATACATTCATTTTAGTGAAGTCAGCTGATGTGCCTATATTTTTATTTAGTTCTTCTGCTAGTGTGATTTGATCGCCTGCTAATGCTGCTGCTCTAGCTCTTTCTAGGTTTAATTGTTTACCAGTTAATAGTTCAGCTTTTAATTCACTTTCAAGTGATGTTTCAAAATTTAATAATGCTTCACCTGATTTAGCTACTTGCTCTAAGGTCATACCAAATGCCTTAGCAGTTACTATTGCTTTACCTATTATTTCAGGATTATTACCTAAATTAGCAGCTAATTGTCCTGATACTTTAACAGCTTCAGCAAGTGTTGCTCTAAAATCAATACCAACTTTTAATTGGTTTCTTGCTGCTGTTATTCCTTTTAGAAAGGATCTATATGTTTCTTCTGATGTTTTATTATTTAAAACAGCAAAACGTTGTACTTGAGCAGCTTCATCTGCTGTTAATCCAACTTGTTTAGTTAATTTAATTTGTGTCTCAAGCTGGTCAGCTGTAAATTCATATGCTAATCCAGTTGCTACAGCTAATTCACCAAATGCTTCTGTTAAGTTTTTAGTAGTAACATTTATATTATTAGAATTACGTTCTATTCCTACTAAGTTTTCTCTAAATGCATCTGCTCTATCTCCAGCATATCCTAATGACTTTCCTAATTTTACTGCTTGGTCATTTGCTGTTAGTGCTGCTTTAAGAAAGAATGTAAATATGGCTTCTGGGGATTTAAGGTTATCATATGCTCCTTTAGCTAAAACGCTTAATCCCTTTCCTAAAATCTTTGTTCTATTTCCAAAGCTAGTAGCTTTACCTCCATTTTCTTCAATGCTAGCAGCTAATTTTTCCATTTCATCAATGGCTTCATCAGCATTTAAATACTGACCTATTCCAGGTATTTTTGAGGCGGCTTTAGCCATTCCCCCTAATAATCCGGTAGACTTTTCTATCTGTTTTCGTGTTTCTAGATTTTTTTCTAAAAATGCTAATTCTTTTGCTTGATTAGCTCTTATTTCTTTTGCATTTTTTATAGTTTCAAAAGTAGATTTAGCAATATCTTTTTGTTTTTGACCTTCTGTTTGAAGATTTTTAACTTGTCTTTCTTTAATTTTAGCATTAATCTGATTTCCTCTAATTTGCTCTTGAAGTTGTTTTGCTATACCTCCTTCGTTATTTCTTAAGGCTATTTGCTTTTGAATTTCTAATTCTTGAGTATTTTTATCTAAATCTTCTATTTGTTTTTTAACTTCTTTTTCTTTATTTCGTAAAGAAATAGCATTAGTTAAAGACTGTTTTCTTTGATTTACTAATTTTTGTTCAAGAGATAATTGACCTGGTAGAGAATTTGTAAAAGCCTTTACTGATTTATTTCTATTATCCTCTACAGCTTTAATTTGTTTAGTTAAATCTTTAGATTTGATTTGATAACCTAAATATTTTTCAGCATTGGCCGTAATATCTTGAGATAATTTTTGTTGTTGTTTAACAGTATTAAAATATAGCTGTTCTTCAGCATTAATTCCCTTTAATAATTTTTTACGTTCATTAATGGAATCAGTTAACTGATTGGATAAATCGAGTAGTTTTTCGCTATTTTGTATGTCTTGCGCAGTATGTCGTTTTTGCCTTTATTACTTAACATATTTTGTTGCTTTTCAGCCTCTTCATTTTGTTTTTCATAATGCTCACGCAATGTTTCAAAAGTAAAACGTCGCAACCAAATAGGCATATTGTATACAGTATTCCAATCATATCCACCATTTCCATGAAATACTATTTCATGTATTTGTTTGAATAAGAATAGTCTATAGTCCTGAGTCAGGCCAAAAAAAGTTAAGTGAAATAGGTACATTTATACCCTCCCCTGTATAATCTTCGTCTTCTGGCTTAAATACCATATTAACATCTGGTGACATTTGGTTATAATATGCACGTAATGCTCTAGCATCTTTAGCGATAAGGTAGTTATCAACAAATTCACGAATGTCTTTTTGATCGCGTTTACCTTCAACTGAAACAATCATGTATTTCATTCTAGTAGTAACATCTGTGGTAACGTTAGGGTTTACTTTTTGTAAGCCTTTAATCTCAGCATCAATCTTTTGCTCATCACCGTGTGTTAATATTTTAAATGTAATATTATTGTTTGAATGAGGAAGAGTAAATGAAAATTCATTTGATCCTCTTTTAAATAATGATTCATCTATAATTTTATCTTCTAATTTAGATAAATCGATAATGGTTTCTACTTCCTGTCCATTTTTATTCATGTATTTAAAGTTATAGTCTTTACCATAACCTAAAACACGAGCAGCAATTAATATTGCGTTTTTATCGCCAATTAATAACTCGTTATAGTCGATTGGTGTGATGATTAATGCTTGGAGTAATTTATCAATTACTGTACCCTGACGGATATAGTTAGCATTAGATAGAATATCTTCTTCTTTTGCTGTCATGTACTTCATCTCAATTTTGCCTTTAGCTAATGGTGATGTTTCGGGATACAATAAACCTTTTGATGGTAATGAAACCGTTTCTGTTGGAATTTTTAATTCTGCCATTTATAACATTTTTATTTGTGTATATATAAATATACGAAAAAGAAAGGCATCTGCCAAAAGCAGACACCTTACTTAAAGAAAATATTAAAAATAAATTAGAAATTCAATACGCAGTAATCCATAGCTACAGTTACTGATAAACTGATTGCCGCGTCACTAGCCCAATCGTAATCGCCGAAAGTAGCTGTTTTAACGTAAGCACCTTTGATTATCCACTCACCTACTACATCGCCTACTGGTCCTAAAATGTCTAAAGTTAAATCTTTCTTGTAGAAATCAGAATAACCATCACGACCAGTTACTGATTCGTGTGCTAAACGAGCCCATTCCATCACTGTTTGAGCACCAGATGGAGTTACTGGATCGTATAATTCTAAAGTCATATCGTTCCATCTAACTTTACCCTTAACTTTACGGTAAACGTTGATGTGATCTAAAATAATTTCACCAGCTTCGAATCCAGGTGCAGAAGCTTTCTTAATCAAGTATGATGGGATACCATCGATATACATGATAAAACGGTTCTGAACTTTAGGTTCAAACGCGGTAAACATTATTTCGTTAGCGTCTAATACTGCCATTTTATGTTGTGTTTAATTGCTATTAATAAATATTAAGCAACTACATCCCTACAACTTTGTAAGCGTATAAACCTTGTCTTTGTACTACTGATTCCATGTATGGATTAACTTGAGCTAAGAATCTGTTACGAGTAACGTTTGTATTTTGTTCGAATACTAAGTTGTTTGCAACTTGACCAATAAATCCTTTTAATGAAATTAATAAGCGACGAACGTTTACTCTGTCTAAAGCTGTTGCTTTACGTTGTAATGTCTTTTGACCAAATACTACAACACCTTCTCCAGGGAATGTAGCTAATGGGTTAACATTTCCGTTGTATAATGTATCGCGATCGTTTTGAGATAATTTTCTTTCAGCTCTTAATACTGAACCATTCAGCACCAACTTGATCGTTAAATGCTAAAACACCACCCATTACAGTTGAAGCTGGAGCCCATACTGCTTTACCTAAGTTAGAGCTGTATAATTGAATCCAAGGCCAATATGTTGCAGCGTAGTTGCTAGATTGACCAGCAGCAGCGTTTGCAGCACTTGTTACAGTTTCACCGTATGTTTTACAATCTACGATTGCAATAGCATCACCTCTGTTTTCGCAAACAGAAATCATATCATCTGCAGCACCGTTATCTAAAGTAACACCCGGTGCTAACAATACGTTAAACTGGTATTCATCTTTATTTGATAATAAACCAAAAGCTGTAATATAATCAGCAGCAGTAAATCCTTGTACGTTTGTTGATAGAATTGCTTCGTTCATTAATTGAGTTGCTGTTGTTGCAGCTAAACCACCTTGGAAAGCACCACCAATAGAACCACTACCTAATGCAGGTAAACCAGATGCTAGAGAAGCAGACTTATAATTGCCATTATTATCAACTGAATCTATCTGAACAT